TTCGTGTACTTCTTTATTGGTTAATCTAATGTGATGTTCGCGAACCTGATTTGTTGCAGTGCCGGCAGTAGGAGTTTTAGCTGCCGGCGCAGGTGCTGCAGATGCTCCTGCTAATCCACCTTGTACCGCCGCACGAAGCGTTGAAGAAATTTTAGCGGCTACTTCCTTAAAATTAGCAGCATTAGCTACTGCTTGATCATATAATGTTTGATTATTACCAGCTATCTCTTTTACATACTGCCGTACCTCTGGATTATCAACTATGGCTGTAACTTCATTCCAAAATTTACCTGCACTTGCCCAATCGTTACGATCGATATAGTTTGAAACCTGATCTAAAAGTAATTTTAATTTAGGAGCTAATTGACTAGGAATCTCTATTCCACGAAGATCACCAAAAAAGTATCCAGGATTGTTACCACCAACCTGGACGTCTTGCCGAATAAAGTCGAGTTTAGCAAGCTGTGTATATCCTGGTATCTGACTGGCAACAACCTTGATGTTTCCAAAATAATCACCTAGTGCGGTTATGCCGGCGCCCAAAGCTCCACCAATGGCTGCAGACTTTGCACCTCGTCCCACAGCAGTTGATAACTTCTCACCTTTGAGTAATTCTACTGCTCCACGTAACACTTGACCAGCAACAGCACCACCTGCAGGACCGCCAGCAAAGGATGCCACTGCTGTGAGTGCACCTATCACAAAGGCTGTCTTGCCAGGGTTGGCTTTAGCGTATTGACCCAGTTGATCAACTATAGCCATTGTTTTGCTGTCGGCACCCAACTTGGCAGTGATTTTGCGCTTTAGCTCATCAAACTGATCATCAAAATACTTCACAGGTGCAGTGGTCTGTAGGTAACCGCCTAACTTGTTGATAGCATCGTTGACAGCACCAGCAGTGCTGCCAACTGCACTGCCTACTTTACTGCCCACTGCTTTGGTTACATCTACTGCCTGACCAACACCTGAGCGATTAACGCCAGCACTGGTGAGATTTTGTTCTGCTTGAGAAAATATTTGATCAATTTTTGTTTGGGTCAAAGGTGCTTCAAACAAGGGACGCAGTTGATTGACAATACCTTCTACAACACGACGTTGATCTCGAGTGAGATCACGACACACACTTTCCAACAAGGTAGCGTGAGGTGTTGCGGGCAAGGTTATTTCAAATATGTTCATCGTGGGTCATATCCAAATCTTGTCAACAATGCATCAGCTCTAGGATCTCCTGTTGCTCTAATATGAGGCACGGACAAGGCTGATTTCAAGGTATTGATTGAAGGAAGTTTAACTCCTTGAGCAGCAAGTTCAGCTTCAACTGACTGAGCAGTATGTTGTGTTTGTTGTCCTGTAGTGTCTGCAGCCTGTGCAGGTGTACCAGGTTTTGTAGTTCTAGAAGTCAAGGCCGACAGGGCTAGTTTTTTAAAACCAGTATTGGTTTTTGCTTGATCGCCTTGGACAAGTACAAGAGCGTCAATGTCGGCAGTAATTTGTTTTTTACTGGTATCATCTAAATAATCCATATCTCCTTTAAACATTACTCGGTCGACAAAATCTTCTAAATTGGCTTTGTAAATTTTAGGGTCAATTGGTGCTGCGGGATTGGCAGGCGTTGTTCCTCCAGCCAGTGCTTGTTGTCTTAGTAAAGCAGCTTTATTGTTCCAATTTTTAACAGTGGCCATTGCCAATGCGTTTGCTTGGGATTGTGCCGCTGACCCGGCACGGTTTGTGGCCGATGCAGTGGCTGCTTGTCCTATGGTTTGGCCTTGAGCACCGCCGGTCATTTTGGATCCAATGGCCTTGGCATAATCCAAGACTCCGGCTTCAGCAACAGGTTCCTGTTGTACTCGCTTCAGCACGTTCATTACTTTTACAGTGGTGGCAGGGTCTGCTTGAACCAACTGTTGAAATGCCATTCCCAATATTTGATAGTGTGCAGCAGTCATTGCACCTGATTTAACAGCCAGCATGGCCTGTGACAGCTTGGTCCCGTCAACACCTGGCAACAGTTGTTTCAGTGCTTGTACATTTAACTGACCTTGTGTTTGCTGGCCTCGAGTCTGCGTAGCAGCTTGCTGAACATTTTTTACTGCGCCCGGCGCAGCCTGCTGAGCAGGTGCTGCTGGATCTGGTGCAGCGGGTGCTGCTGCCGCAGGTTGTACAGCTGGGGGAGTTTGTTCTTTAAGTATGTGTTTAATCTGCATCTGTTCTTCTCACTGTACGAGTAAATTTCTTAGGGTCTCGATCACGGATAGCATTTAACAGTTTTCGCACTAGATTATCTGCTTGATCTGGCGGGTAAGCTGATTCAATCTGTTCGATCAGTCTAATAGCACTGGCTATCACATTAGTGGCACGGCTTTCTACAACATAACGGCGATCTCGATCCTGGAAACGATCTTGATAGATCGTGTCTAATTCTTCCAGAATGCTGCGGGTTTTTTTCTGCATAATAGCCAGTACCTTTGAATTATTTATCGGTTTGGATTAATCTAAACGTGCAACAAGATCCTGCCAAATAGTTGCTCGATACGGGTCGTACGGTTGCCACTGCTGTGTTGTAATTAGATTTTCTAAGCGGTGTGCCCGAGCTGGGTCATATGTTATGTTGATATTTGGTAAAATTTTTTCTACTAAAAAGTAGTAATGCACTATGGGACTGGGCTGTACTTCTTGCTGTCTTATATCTTTGAATCTATTCAGGGTTGAATAATATTGCTGCTCGTGAGTGGATGTAAACACATAGTTGCAGTTGATATTTTCTAAGGTATTTTTTACCAGGGTTTGATAATTTTTTAGTCGTAATTTGTGTTGTCCGGCTTGCACAAATTTTTCGTGATATTCACGCACTTGAGGTTGTTTACTAGCACTGCTGATCCACCAAGTACCGTAGGATCGTTTAAGAAAATTAAAGTGATAAACAGGATCTGTTTTTCCTACATGAAACCAATGCTTGTCTTCGATCAGTTTGTCAAATCTATCGGCCTGTGGCCATTGAAAAATCACCAGGTTATTTTCCAGTTCTGGTATGAGATCTACAAATCCAGTCACCAGATATTCTGCTCCGGCACCTATGGCCGAACAGTCATTATGCACCAAATAGTCCGGTACCAAGGCCTGTAGTATTTGAGGCCATTCTGGCCATAAGTGACCAGTTGCAAAACCGTCACCAAATGTGTATATTTTCTTCATGTGTTGTAATGTTTAGAGTTGCCCCACTGGTAGCCGCGGCCTAAATTAGTTTCGAATTCAGCATGAAAAAAACTTTTGGCAGCCGTACTGTTCCAGATATCAGTTTCGTAAAGGAATTTATTTTGTTCGGCCCATCTTTTTAAATGGGGGTTTGAGTTGCTTCTAGGCACACGCCCTCTATCTAAGGCCTGTGCTAGTTCTTCAGTTTGATGTACCACATCGGCAAATTCCAAATTTAACACATTGGGTGCAACGACAGGTTCTGCTGACTTAAGATAAAATTTAGCCTTTACAATTATTTGATCAACTAACTCTTCTTCCGATAGGTGTTTCCACATGGGAGAAAAGAACAGTTGATAAGCTCTGTACCAGCGATATATTTTACTGGCATAGGTGGTGGTAGTGATGTTGATGACAAATTCAAACTGATCCAACGGCAATGGACCGGGCCAACAATGTGTTCCTATCCATTTACTGGAATCCATCCAAGGTTCTACTCTCGACATAAATTTGTCAACATCATAATCCGTAAACACATCTGCAGAGTCTCCAATCTTGCCAACATTGTGTGTGGGACTAGCGATGCCGCCGTTGTCGGCAAATTCGCTCATGGTATCTTCCATGATATCACATAACAATCCACCGCAGGTGTAGTGAGGGAAACAAATTAAATTCATACATTAACCTTGCTTGATTGTGCCCAATAGCTGCTTGAGCTTGCTGCTCTGTATGTCAGCTGTGACTCGCGGAGTATCTTCGTCGTCATCTGATTGTGCGACAGTACTGCGAGCCTTGATAGAATCCATGATGCTGGGTTTGGGGCCTTGACTGGTCATGTCTTCGCCAGGATCTGTAATACGCATGGTTTCAATGTTGTATTCCAGTTCAATCTTCTGTCCTACACCTGTTGAGCTACGCGACTTCATACACTGTATTTGATAACGCCCACGTTCACGCATTGCTCGACTAGTAAAGATACCAAACACGTTGTCAGCTGTATTGATCTTTGAGATACCACCCGAAATATGACTGTGGTCGAACTCAATTTCTTCCACTGCTGATCTATTCAGCTGGCTTGCTGTTACAAACAACACACCTAACTCCTTGGCCAAGTTGCGTAGTTCTTCACTCACATACTTGTCTTTGACAAATAGATCGTTGGGACTGACTTTGGCACTGACCGGCATCAACAAGTCCAAATAGTCAACCATGACAAAGTCAATCTTAATACCAGTCTGTATCTGCACTTCTTTGATGTAACTTCTAATGTCGTTCACTGTGCTTTGTGCTGGAAATGCCTTGATACGATATTCGCCTGCTTTCTTACCCATCATCTTGACTTTGAGTTCAGCGGTTGATATGTCTTTGCGAATGTCCTTGGTGCTCATACTGGTCAACATGGCATCTGTACGCAGGGCACACAGTTCTTCTGAAAGTTCTAAGGATATGTAAACTCCACTGAGTCCTTGTGTGAGCCAGTTGAGTGCAATGTTCATCATGACCAAGCTTTTACCAGATCCAGAACCACCAGCAAATATGTTGAGTTCTCCTCTGCTGAACCCACCATACAACAAGCGATCCATTTGCGGCCACCCAGTTGACACTTGTCCTCCCGAGTTAAAGTACTTGTTGATACGATCACTGGGACTGCCGAAGTAGTCAGTACCCATGTCCTTGGTTAGACTGATCTGTACAGCATCTTTGATCAGCTTTTCAACAGGATCAAATTCGCCTTTCTCCAACAGGTCCGCCGACTTTAAAATTGCACGTTCCAGTTCTTGTCTGCGAGTAAACGCTTCAAACTCTTCCAAGAACCAATCAAAGTGCCCATCATTTAAGTCTGGAATCTCCTGTAGCTTTATGCCGGTAGCAGCAGATATCTGCGCTCGGTCTGGCATAGTCTGATGCTGCTCGCAATGTTCCTTGATGAACTCGGCTGCTGCTCGCAGATTACGATCAAAGTTTTCAGGATTGTAAATGTTCTGTACACGCACATAGCTTTGTGCATCACACAGCATCATCTCTAAAAACAGTCGTTGCACATCTATGTTATATTCTTTTAACAACTTGCTTTCTCCGCATTTCTATTTTAATTCGACTGGTTTCTCTTGATTGCATTATAGTTAGCAGGGTTGCCAGGCGGCCATATTTGATTACAGCATCGTTTACATCTTTGCAGTCTTCCCAATCAGGCATGCTGACTGCCCAGCCTAACTCTAAGGCACGTTCTACCAACTCCATGCCAGGTCGATCTTGATCTGGCACCACTGTTATTTCTCTACCCAATGTGCGTATCAGTCTTGCTTGTGCATCACTTACTGTATTGTGCATGAGTGCAAGTCCACTGATGGATAATGCATCAAAAATACCTTCTGTTACAATCACATGTTGCCAATCGGCATGTTGTAAGT